TGGGGCGGCCACCCGGGGTCCCGGCCCTCGCGCGTCCTTCCTCCTCGCTCCCCCGCACGGGGCGACCAGCAGACCGCGGGGGGCGGGCGGCGTGGTGTACACCGGCTCCGCCTCCACGTAGGCCGAACCGCCCGCGCTGTTCTCCGACTTCACGCGGTACGTGTACTTATGCCCGGCGGTCACGTTGAAGGTGGCGAGCGAGACCGCATTTTTGACCGGAGCGACAACTTCCCAGTCCGCGGACTCGTCAACACGACGTTCCACCACGTAGTTGTTAATAGGGTTGGACTCGCCCTGGGGCGGCGCGATCCAGTCCACCGTGATCTGAGAGTCGTTCACGCGGGTGGCGTGGGCGACCGTCGGAGCGTTCGGATCATTGACCGGACGGGCAGGCAGCGTCAGGTAGTTTTCTACCGCCGGGTTGCCGCCGTTCCAGATCGGCCCGAGGCTCGCGCCGATGCCCACCGTGGTCTCCTGGCCGTACTTCAGCGGGACATTGAAGCTCCACTGCGACAGTTGCTTGTAGACCGTCTGGCCGTAGCCTGACGAGAAGCTGAAGGCCTCGGAGCCTTCGCCCGAGTAGCCCCACCAGCGCCAACGGTTGGTCCAGTTGTGGCCGTACCCGTCCGAACAGGCGGTCACAGTCGCGGTGACCGTGACCGACCCGCTGGCGGGATCGCCGGACCAGTCCAAGGCAATGCCAATGAACATGTAGCCGCTAGATGCTGACCATACGGTAGCCATACGTGGACCGTCCCTTCCTGTTAGAAGCCTGCGCCGAGGAGATCACGGGCGCGCGTGCGAGAAGCCGGGGCCAACGCGTCATTCACCGCGCCCCTGGCCGCCACCCTCATGCGGGCCATGAGCTGGCCGTCCTCGTCCACGACCACCAGAGTATCCGGCCCGCCCGCCTGAGCCGCGCGGTTCTGGAGCGCGTCCCACTGACCGGACGTAAAGACCGGCTCCGGCTTACCCGTCTTATTTAGGACCGTGGTCAGGCCAGGCTGGAGATAGCCCCCATTGTCAAACTTGTACGTACCCGCCGTCGGACTGCCCCAGATGCCCGTCTCGCGCACGAAAGCGCCCGGCTTCGGGGCCTCCACCATCATGCCGTTACCAGACGAGATAGCCACGTGCCAGGCCGGGTTGCCCCAGTACAGGAGCGTGCCGGGGACGCTGGCGTTGCCCGCACTGGAGCCAGACTGGTAGCCCGCCGCCGTCAGACGCGGAATCGAACTACCCATCTGGTGAGCCGCCCAGTAGACGAGGCCGGAACAGTCGAGGCCCGGCGGGATGGAGCTACCGCCCCACACGTAGGGCACGCCGATAGCCTTCCTGGCGGCGTTGACGATGCCGACCGCGCCCATAGTCTCCGTCTTGCCCTTCAACCAATTGGCAAAGCCGTCAATCCAGATGCCGGGGACGGCCCGCATCGAGTCCGAGATCATACCCGAGCCGGGCAGATTAGCCATCATGGCGTTGACCGGGGCCTTGATGAAGTTCGCCACCGCGCCGATGGGGTCAGCGATAATCTTCCCCATGGTGTCGGCTGCGTCCTTGATCCAGTCCCAGCCGCCCTTCACAGCGCCCCAGATACCGCCGTCCGCGTAGGCCGCGAACTTCACGCCCGTATCGCCGCCAGGGATGTAGGAGGAGTGTGCGCGGGCGGCGGCGTTCATACGCGCCACAGCCTCGGGACCACCCACCGCGCGCACCCACTCGGGGCGCATGATGGCCTCGCCGCCGGACAGGGCGAGCGCGCCGCCACCATCCGGGCTGAAGAAGTGGTAAATATCGCGGCCCGGCGTGTAGCCAGGGAGGACACCACCCGAGGCGTACTCAGCGATAGGCGAGACCGCCGGGAGGCGGAAGGACAGGCCCAGCTTCTCAGCCATGCTGTCCGCCGTCTTCTTGATACCCGACGTGTAGACCGTGTTGATGATGAAGTTGATGGGCTTGGCGACCACGGACTTGACCGAGTTCCAGATGTTCGCCACGCTGTCCTTCATCGACTGGAAGGCGTTCTGGATGCCGCCCGTCACCGTCGAGATAATCGACTGGAGCGTGCCGCTCATCCACGTGGCAACGTTGTTGATCGAGGTCTTGATGCCGTCCCAGATCGACGTGATGGCCGTCCAGAGCGCCTGCGCCCCGGCCTTGATGTTCTCCCACACGGTCGAAATCACGGGCAGCACGTAGGACTGGAACCAGCCCGCCACCGTCTGCACCGTCGTCTGGATGCCCGTCCACACGGCCTGGATACCGTTCCACAGAAGCTCCGCGCCCGCCTTGATACCGTCCCACACAGCGGTAATCACCGGCAGGACGTAGGACTGGAACAAATCGGCGGCGACCTGCACACACGTCTGGATGTAATTCCAGTACGCCTGGATGCCATCCCACAGGAGGCCAGCCCCGGCCTTGATGCCATCCCACACGGCGACGATCACCGGCAGGACATAAGCCGTGAAGAAGTCCGCCACCGTCTGCACCGCCGACTGGATGCCAGACCAGGCCGACTGCATGTACTCCCACAGCGTCGCAACGCCCGTCTTGATGCCCTCCCACGCGGTCTGAATGTACGGCCACACGTAGGTCACAATGAAGTCCGCGACGGCCTGGAGGACCGCCTTCCACGCCTCGATGTAGAGCGCGATAGCAGTCACGACCACCCACACGGCGACCTTAATCCCCTCCCACACCGACTCAAAAACCGGCAGGAGGTAAGTCTGGAACCAGTCAATCACGGAGCCGACCGCGCTCTTGATGCCCGCCCACATGCCGTCAATGAAGTTCCTGAACGTCTCGCTCTTGTTGTAGGCGACGACGAAGGCCGCCACCAGCGCGCCGATAGCGACGACAATCAGACCGATCGGGTTGGCATCCATAGCGGCGTTGAGGAGCCACTGGGCGGCGGTGTACGCGCCCGTAGCGACCTTGCCAGCCACCATAGCGCCCTTCTGCGCGACCCAGGCGGCGGTCGTGCGGCCAACCTGCACGCCCTGCTGGACAATGCTACGCAGGAAGTCGCCCGCGTACATGGCCTTCAGGGCCACGGTCTGCGCGAGGTCTTCGGCCTTGGCGACCTTTGCCGCCGTCCACGCGGTCACCTGACCCCACACCTGGGTGGTCAGGGCGACAAGGCTCATGGTGCCGGTGACCGTCTTCCAGGCGATAAAGCCGCCCACGACGGACTCCAGGATCACCTTGTTCTGGATGAGTGCGCCGAAGAAGCTCCCGAGCGTCCCCCAGAACGGGGACGACACGACCGCGCCCAGGAAGTTCGCCACGCCGGGTATCACCGTCGTGGACAGGAAGCCCCAGATGTCCATGACGTTATCCCTGACCGATAGGATAAAGTCGATGAGTCCGGAGTCCTCCTCGACCCCGAAGAAGTTCCCGTCAAAGTTCCCGTTGACCGCGAGGTCAAAGAACGACTGCACGCCAGGGACGAGCGTCCCGGTCACCCAGTTGTACAGGTCCAGGCCGGTGTCCTTGATCGTGGTCAGCGCCGTGATGACCCCCGAGTCCGACGCGAGGCCGAACAGATTACCGTCGTAGGAGCCGGTGGTGACCAGCGTCCAGATCGACTCCAGCGCCGGGAACAGGGACCCGTTAATCCAGCCGAAGGCGGCGGACGCGCCGTCAGCGACCACACCCATGAAGTCCGTCAGGGCAGGCTTGATGCGGTCCACGATCTCCATACCGCCCGTGACGAGCGCGGCCTGCAGGTTGCCCCACGCGCCCTCAATCGTGCTGGTAGAAGTCGCAGCCTCGCGGGCAACGTCGGTGAAGCCAAGGTCCAAGATGGCTTGGTTGAATTCCTGGGCGGTGATCTCGCCCTTCGCCATGGCATCACGGAAGTTCCCCGTGTACGCGCCATTCTTGAGCAGAGCCTCCTGGAGCTTGCCAGACGCGCCCGGAATCGCGTCGGCCAATTGATTCCAATTCTCGGTGGTGAGCTTGCCCTGACCAGCCGTCTGGGTCAGCACCATGCCTACCGACTTAAAGGTTTCGGCGTTACCGCCCGCGACGGCGTTCAGGTTGCCCGCCGCCTCCGCCAGTTGGTCGTAGCCTTCCACGCCGTTGGCGGCGAGCTGCGCCGTGATGTTCTGGATGTCGCTCAGCTCGTACACGGTATCGTCCGCGTACTTCTTCGTACTAGCGGTCAGCTTCTCGATCTCATCCGACGCGACACCAGCGAAGGACAGCGTGTTCTTGAACTTGTCGGTCGCGTCGCTGGCCGCCAGCGCCTCCCGCGCCACGTCGGCAAAGCCCACCACCGCGCCGATAGCGCCCATAGCGCCGAGGGCGAGCGCCCCCCCCCCGCCGCGCCCCGCCCCCCGCCCCCGCGCCCCACCGCCCCCCGCCCCGC